TTGATAAACTAATAAATGAACTGCCGAAACTAGATATAATGAATTATTTTCGTGATTTCTTAACCAAAATACAAGAGAATTACAGCATCATTTACCCTGCTAGTACTGCTTCTAGTTCTAGTGCTAGTGTAAAGAAACCCGGAATCGGAATGGTGGGTGGTGCAAAGAGTGATACATTCAGTATTAATAAACATCTGTCCCAATTAAATGCACAAATAGCAAATGAAATTGAAGAATTAGTGACAAAATTAGCATCCACAGATAAATTAATTGAAAAATATAATAAGATTTTATCAAATATGGGTAATTATACGGCGTTATATGAAGAATACAAAGAAGCATATGGTATGGATGCAGGTATAAGATTTCGCTATACTAAAATGGAAGAATCTTTACATGCCTATCTAAAATTTTTAAGCGATATTATTAACCAAATAAAGAATAGGAAATTAAGTACTCAAATTGTAAAAGAAAAAATCCGACCTCAATTCCGTGATTTCATACCATATAGTGAAAACGTTAAATTATTCAAACTTATTGACAATTTTAATAGTCTACTTTATAATTACAGCAATAAATTACATAGTAAATATATATATAAGATACTTTCTCCAGAAATGATCGCAAGCATGTTACATTATATGCTAGTTATTTCCTTAGCAAATTTATTTAATTGTCTAGATACACCACGACTACGTAATCAACCTACACGGGAGCTTGAATATACTTTTGTTAAACGACCAGATAAAGATCCCGCTATTATTGATTATAGTAATGATATGAACATTGATCTAGTAAATGATGATGTACATTTAGATGATGACGGACAACCAATTGATTTAATTGATAATATACGCATGAAAAATAGTAATAATCTCAAGACTATTGGTAATTTTATAATAGCGTATTTAGAACGTATATCTGAAAATCAGATATTATATGACAGCCTTACTGATTATGAAATTAACAGACAAGTTACTCAAGATAAACAAAATGAAATTGAAAATACTTTGCGTAGTTTTGAATGGCTTAATAAAGAAAATAATGAAGTTAATCGCTTGTTAATACAAATGAAAATGGGCTTGAAACAAATTGGATATGGAGACGTCCATAAGTACTTAATGACAGAATTTGGTCGTGATTTTCTAGATGAAGAAAATGATGAATATGATACCGGCATTAGAGGAGGTTATGGTGGCGCAGAGGGCGATGATGGTGAACGTGCTGATAATGATTTTGGAATGGATAGATATGAATTAGAAAATGAATTACCACAGCTAGTAGCATATGATGATTTAGAGGATGGTGATGTAGATTATGATTTCCTAGCAGTTGGTGAAGAAGATTAAATGTACCCTTAAACCACAGCTTAAGCGGTGGCTTTTGATAGGGTATTTGCATTTTCATCTGCATTTTGTATTTATTTTTTTCTGGTTTTGATTGGATACTAAATTCTACACTAAATATAGATTGAATCCAATAAGTCATTTAGTAAAATGCTAGGTATTTTGCTAGTAGGAATAATATTTGTTCTAGCAGTAATTATAATATGGTATTGTATTCCAAAATGGTTTCCTTCTAGATACGAGAATTTTCAAAATAATTTTCAAGACAAGTTCCTAAATATACCGGATTCCCAACTTTATCAACCTGTCAATAACACAATTAAACCTAGTGATATTCAATATCAAATACCAATCGCCCAGAATCAATTAACTGATTTGCAATTGCAATCACTAGATACTGATGTTCTACGTAATGCACGTGTATTAGTGAATTTCTCTCTTACGGATGAACTTGATTTCTATCAAATGTATAATTTATTGAAACAATTCAAAGATAAGAAATATGATTTCAAATATAATTCTAGCAGTAGTGAAAAATATAATATTATGGAAAGCGAAAGAATAGTTGAACTTAATTCTGGTGCTATAAATAATACGGATTTAGAATTATTTTATCGATTAAAATTGGAACTCATTTCTGCATTTAACAATATAGTAATTCGTAATGGTTATTATCTTCCGTATCATCAATACCAGTTTTTTAAGATTATAAACAGCAACCTCATATCAAATGGTAAAGTAAGTCCCGGCGGAGCGAATTATGTATTCACTATGACTATTGCACGTGAGTTTAAATATCAACAATTCGTATTATACTGGGATATTGATTTGCTAGATAATGGGAACGGCACTCGCACAGCCAAGATAAATAAGATTGAATTGATTGGTATGCCTATTCCAAAGACTATTGGATTCCATGAAAATAAGAAGACTGAAATCAACAAGGGAACAAGTGATGATGCGAACTCAAATATTTATCAATTAATAAAGGATACAGAAAAAAAGGAAAAAGAACGTGCAGAGATACTAGATATATATCACGACCAAGTTAGTGATTCTGCAGCATATGACGTGCAACCGATTGGGGATGGTGATAAAATTTTTCAATCACCAGCTACTAAATTTATTGATGTAAATGAAACCAGCGATTTGAGTCCTACCTTATTTGATGCTAATAGCCAAAACGCATATATTGAAAATAAAATAATGAATCAGGCACGAGACCAACAGTTTCACAATCATCGATGCTATGGATTGGTAAATGGTGTGAGTCAGGAATTAGTTGAATATAATGATAATCCTATTTTCTGCAAATCATATCATCCTGATATCGCGCAAGTAGGTGTATGGGATGCACCATGCCAAGTTAATTCAGATTGCCCATTTTATCAAGCAAATAAGAATTATCCAAATGAATTTGGTAAATGTAATAAACAAACAGGAAAATGCGAAATGCCTCTAGGTGTAATACCTATTGGATTTACCAAATATGGTAAATTGGAACCACAATGCTACAATTGCCCTGCTGATTCAAAAGATAATCGTTGTTGTGGTTCACAAGCTGATGACCCTATGATGAAAAGCCCTGATTATATATTCTTAGGTGATGAGTCGATTAGGAGGGAATTTTATGATGTTTTAGAAAAAAATGGATTAAAAGTCAATCCTAGTATATAAAATTGATTCTCATTTTTTGCTTATTTGAATCATTATTACATCAATCACATCAATCACATCAATCACATCAATCACATCAATCACATCAATCACATCAATCACATCAATCACATCAATCTCTGTTTCTGCAAATCAAACAGAATTTAAAAGATGGAACCTCTCAATATTTCAGAAATTTTTAAACAGCATATGTGTTCTAATCAGATAAAGAAAACAACTAAACATCAACTTGATGAATATGCAGATACATTTGCCCATGAATATCCTATGCATAAACTGCAAAAACTAGAGGAATCTGAATTAAAAGAAACACCCACTCATTCACAAGGTTTATTAGAAGATTCCTATCAGTTCAAAGAAATTGATTTCGATTTAGAATCATTTCTTAAAGACATATCTACAATACCAACTGATGCACCTGCTGCACATGCCGCATTAGCTACATCTGCACCGTTTTCACCAAATTCTATAACTATTAAAAATGACAAAACACTAACTGAATTGATGCAAATATGTAATACGCCTATTAAATCAGAATCCATGGAAGAAGACGAAATTGTTAAAAAAGATATACAAAAAATAGTAGATTTACTGCAAGATGCATATAAATCATACTCACATACATATACGTTAGATACTTTTGATAAATCAGATACTAATTTTAACGATAAACTTAAGATATTATTTAATACGTTGATTTTTAAGAACTATGATTTTTCAAAAGGTGCATTTAATCCCGAATCAGAAACTATTTTATATAAACAACTGTATAAAGTAAATGTATACATAAATAAAACTCAAACGCGGGAATTTACAATTTACTTTGGATTTCCTTTCTACTTATCTATCCGCATTAATATGCTAGGTAAAGTATTTATAATCCGTAAAAATATATACAAATTATTAGAAAAGAGCGAAGAACTTGAAAAAATACATTATTATTCAACCAATACTGGTTTCAATATATTGGATGTAATAACAGCTGCAAAATTTATCGGGCTTATAGTAACTAAGTATTTTGCAAATGGTTTTGATTTATTGTCAAGACTATTACATACCATAGAAATATACAAAACAAATTCAGAAAAACTAACCTTTAACAAAGTAACTATCAATTTTAAGAGATTTGTTAAGCTTTATAAACAAGTAATAAAAAATATCTCTATAGTACCATGCCGAGATTAAAATAAAGTTATAGCAAGATTATGTTTACTTTTCTTTTTATTTGAATGACAATAAATATTTTAATTGTTCCGCATCACCAACTAATTCGTCACGCACGTTAATGAGGTCTGTATAGGTATCTAGAACATCATCTATTCCTGTACGTAATAACATTATAATACCTTCAATATGTTTCAAAATATTTTCATCTGTATGGGATGAACCCTCTAATTTGAATTTCTTTATTGTTAGCCGACCATATATACCTTGTGCTATTTCTAAGAATTTATCCATTGTAGTTGCAAATTTTTCAAGATATACATCGCTTGCTTTATGTGCCCCATATAATTCAGTTTGGAAATGAAATAATTTCATTACAATCTGATGATTAAGTAAATTCATAGCAACTTTGTTTAAACCACGCATTACATTCTTATCTCCTGTATCAACTAGGGTACCATTCTCTGCTGCTACATTCCCATTAGAATTTTGTTTTTGTGTTAAATTTCTTGTAGGATTATTATTCTTCTTTTTAGTTAAATTATTAACATTACCATTAGGAGATAAAATAGGTGCTGTTTTTTTAGTTGGATTGTTTTGATTTAAACTGGTTGCATCTCTACCTGTTAATTCAACACTTTTAATATTTTCTTTTTTTTCTTCTACTTCTTCATTTGCGTCTTCTTTATTGGGTTCTTCTAGTGGCTCTGCACTCATAACTTCATCTTCATCAATATTATTATTTTCCGCAAGCGAATTTCCCAAATTACGTGGTTGATTATTCATTTATGTATTTACAAACTAAATTAATTTATTTATTTCTATTTAATAATAAGATTATATTTTACGTTATTTTTATTCAAGAGTTATGCTATAACTATTCTAGAGAACTATTCTAAAAAAATATTTAATAATAAAAGAAAAAAAAATGTCATCAAATACCACAAAATTAAAGCAGCAAATTGATTATTGTTTTCATAATACTTATTTAGCCAAATATCCAGAGAAAATAC